GCCTCCTGCTAGACTAGGTAAGTCCAACGGTTTAGAAATCATTCCTGTTTTTAATAACGGATTATCTTTAATAAAAGCTAATCGGATGTCCATTAATGAACGTCCAAAGCGCATAGATTGAGCTTTCGCTATTAACTGATAAGGATCAAACTCCACCGCGAGTCTAAGTTTACGAGCAAAAGTTCTGTAAGTGAATATAATATCCACAGCAGTTCTAGAGTGAAAACTTAGCTTCTCAAGATCAAGAACAGTAACAGTAGTTAACTGTTTGTTAAGATCGAGGGTATAACCTAATTCCTTATTCAATGTTTCAAATGTACAAACAGATGAAAACAAAGAATACACTAAAGGATGAATTCCAAAAAGTGCATCGGAATTAATAATACCAGATGGAGAGGAAATAAACGTACCGAAATTTTGTTTAAAATTTCCGTAATACTTACTTAAAGTATGACATACATTCATGACCATACCATTCACAACCAATGACGAAGTTCTATTATATTCACACAATAGAGTTACTTCAGTCGGAGGTAATATATAGTCGTTCCCAGAAGAAGCTTTACCTAGAAAATTTCTAAGTAATTCATAATCTGGAAAGTCTAATGAACATCTATAAGTAAATAGAATATCATTAAACATTCTTTGATAAAATCTCTGTTGAGATCTGGTATAACCCAGCTTATTAATTAAGTTTATACAAAGTTGAACTGACGATATATAAGATTTAGGTCCTCGATTATTATAAACAAGAGATAAAACATCTTGAAATAATAAAGCTGGATTACTCCAGTTAGCGAGGAATCCTTTTAAAGGAACCGGTGAAACTTCAATTCCATTACGGAACCAACGTTTTGCAAATTCATATGTAGTTAAACTACAATGAGATTTACTCGGTGAGCAATCAACCCCAAGGGAATCGATTACTTCTTTATATTTCATGGCAACAATATTATTATAAATAACAATATCATCACCAAGTAATATATATTCTTTAAAAGGATAGCAACCACATTCAAAGGCACTATACTGAACCACTAAATGATGTGATAAAGTAAAAGTAGCCCAAGAAGAACGAGCACCCATTGGTTGACCAACTTTATAATAAAGTAGATCACCCTCTGGAGTCATAAAAGGTTCAGAAACCATTAATGACTTCCAAGCCATACCGATTCCTCGGTAAGGTTTGTTTCCAGCACGTTCAATCGAATCTAAGAGACTTACTTGTAAGTCAATTGGAAAACGATCAGTGGCAGCACTTAAATCTAATGAATGATAAAATTCCTCATTTCTTTTATCTTTGATAATGGGATCTTGAGTAAAAGTTCTATCCTGAGGGATAGACTCTAAAACCTTAAAAAGGTATTTAGATAAAGGTTGAAAAGCAATTTGAGATATATAATCAAAAATTGCAATAACTCTTTCTTTTAATTCAGGATCATGAATGATATGAAGCTTTCTATTTCTAGAAAGTTTAGGATTTGTGACTTTCACTGAAAGAAACATTTCTTTAAACCATCTCATTCCCTCTTCACCTAAAAGGATATTTAATCCCCAAAGGTTACGACCTGTAAAATAACGGGTCGCGTGGTGAGCTAATAAAATAGCAGGACCACCGAGAGGACCAGATTTCAAATTTAAAAAGAAATCACGCACTGTTAGTTTTGAATCTTCTAAAGGAAGGCAAAAATCTTTAACAAAAAGATTAATAAAATCTTTAGGTAAAGTTTTTCGAATCCCTTTAAAGTCAGCAGTAATAGAATCATAACTGATTTTACCTTCTGCCTTCATTGCTCGGGAAATCCCTAGCATAGAAAGGACAAAACGAATAGCTTGTGGATCATTAGAGTCTAACAATTCTTTCATAAAAAGAATTGATGACGGAAAACCATCACTGGTTACTCCAATCATGAGGTCATTAACCATTAAAGGTTGACCACAAAGATATCTAGTCACAATTAAACGAATTAATTTAATACGTTTAATTGCGTGAGGTATTCCATTATTGGAAGTCCAGGATTCAACTAATCGAACCCAAGATCGCAGTGTATTCTGACGCACCTCAAGAGGAATGTTAGAAAACCAATTGGATATTACCCAATCAAGGATAATAAACAATTTGTTATTTAACATATTATAATATAATTTATAATATCTTCAAAGAGAGTGCAACAATATACAAGATATGTTGCTTCTTAGAGTCTTTGGTTATCAAGCCAAGGAGTATGAGACTACATGTCAGGCTAATACGAAAGTATTAGACCAACAGAGACAGTGATTAAAA